CGCCACGATCTGCCCCAATCCGCGGGCCAATAATCGATAATGAGCATTAGCCCTAATGTTTCCCAATGAGCTATGCAAGCGTTAATAAATTGCAGGCTTCTAGCCCTGCCGTTGGGTACACCTTTTTTGGTGGCCTCCATGCGCCGAAACGATAAATCCATAGCAATACCGCGAGCATGGTTACTGATCTGTCCGGGCTTTCCGCGTATGTCCCGGTTAACAAACGTGCCATTATTCCACAATGCGCCGCCGCTGTAATGTTCAGCCTCTTTTACCCATTGCGTAGTGCCGGGTAGTGCGGCTGTAACTACCGGTGCGCTAGCCGCGGTGTACGGTTTGGCCATTATTCAGGTTTGTTGGGTTTGGCAACAAATAGGCAAGCGGTTTCAGGATTGCCAACACGTGTGCTAATCATTGCCATTACTGCTGATACCACAGGTATTGACAACGCCGTAATTTGCGGGTCTACACCGTACTTGTGGGCAATGTAACTGCCCAATGCAATTACCGCGCCTTTTAGTGTTTGATCGGCTGTTTGTAGCTGGGCATTTTTATTCATGGTGCCGCTGGGTATGGGTTAGCCGCTTTAACTTTTGCTACGGCTTCACGCCATGCAGCTTCGGTGTTATCTCCGCGCTGCCATTCAAAAAATAAACCGTCAGATTGGGTTTCATATGCTAAACGTCGATTGGTTTCCACTTGCTGGTAGGCATTGTTGTATTGCACTTGAGGCCAAGCTGCGTCTAGTTCGGCTTGCGTTGGCTTGGGCGAATTGCTGAACCATTGCAACGTTTCGTAATTGTTGCCGTCTAATGCCCATTCGGTGCCGGGATAGTTTGTTGCCAAAATTAATGCGTAATCAATCATGGTGCAAACTCTATTGCGGTAATGGTAGTTACTGATCGATTATCTGACGTGGCTTGGCGCCCAATATACGCTAATGGGTTGTTATTGCTTCGCATTTGAATTTTGTACGTTGTTGCGCTGGTCGTTGCTGGGCTGTCCAAAAACACAATGCTAAACGGCAACGTAATGCCGGTGCTTTGGTTAATCAGGTTAAGTGTTGCCGCAAAATTCGCATTGCCCGTTGATTGCGCAATTGCCGTACTACCACGTACAAGATTTATAGGCGTAAAATTATCTACACCGTTAGAACCGTTAACCCCAGACACCATTATTAATATTGTGCTACTTGCGCTTGACGGGGTAATAGTCACAGACACGCCCGTAACGTCTACAAATGTTGTGCTTGTAGTGCTAAATGAATCAGTTTTAATGGTGCTGACTACTTGTTTGGCACCTGACGTAGACGGCCCAACCGTTGCCCATGCCGCACCGTCATAATATTGCACAATGTTTGTGGATTCCAAATAGCACAATTGACCCTCAGCTAGCACTTTTTCACCGCTACCACCAAACCCGGCATCACGGGCAGTAGTGTCTGCAAACACCGGTACACCGCTATTAGTTACCGTAAGATCGGCGGCGGTCAAAACCTCTCCAGCTACATACGCTGGCACAAACGTTGTGGCATTAGCACCCATAATTATTTAGCCTAATACATTCGTTGTAGATATCGTGCCATACGTGCTGTCATCTAGAATTAGCTCATAGACAATCGTGGTTGGGGCAGTAAAAAACGTGACCCGGTGACCGGTGCCAAAATCTATGACGTGTTCTACGCCCTCTACGCTTAGCTCTTGGGCGAGGCTGGTAGTAGTTACCCCGGTGCTAAACGTCTTTTCTATGGTGATTGTGTCTCCAATGTCCACTATGGCTACCGTGTCGCGTTGCGCGGCTGACAAAGCCGTAAACGCTGTGCCGATATCGGTATAACGGGCTTCCGGCTCACCGTTTAAAAGGTAAGCGGCTGCGGTGTCTATTTCGCCCTGATTTGCCAACAAACTATTAGTGATAGACGTAGTTTGTATAAAGTACGTGGCAATGCTGGTTAAATCCTCATCAGTAGCGGTTTTGCCGTCTAACGCGGTAACGGTTGCCCGGTTTACTACCTGATCGGCTTCGAATGTTATACCTACGGTGTCATAGGGCGTGTCTGTGCCACCGTCTGAAAAATCCACCACAGACCCGCTCAACGTTGCCCCTATGCGGTTTTGAAACGTTAGTACCCCGTCACGTGACATAAACAGGCGCCCAAATTCAGCCGTTTCGTTAATCTGCGACAGGTATTGCAATACGTTTGTGCCAGCTTCCACGTTGTAGCTGCTGTCGTGCCCCAAATTGACGGTGCCGGTGGCTATGGCTGTTGGCCCGGTGTAGTCCACCTCTGGCAGGGCTAGCACCGTTTCTATGCGCTCCCCTGACGTTTCTGGGCTGGGGTTAAATGCGTCTAGGTAGGTTTGTGCCAGCAAATAGAATTGGTCGGCGCAATACACGGTAACGGTGTTATTGCCGCCCAGCGCAAAATTGTAATCGTAATTAACTACGTATCCCGTAAACAGCTTTTCGGGCATGTTCAGCGTGTCATAGCGGATTAGTTCTACTGCTCGCATTGGCGCTAAACCCGGCTTGGCGTCTGCGCTGTCATAATACGGGCTGTTGGTATCAAATGGGTTAAATACGCCGCCTGCGTACGTGTCATTCAATGTAAAAAACATGGTGCCAGCGCTGAATTGATCGCCCACGTCACGCCTGCCGCGTTTAATGTTTACATTTAATGTTCCGGTAGTAACGTCAGCAAATTGCGTAGTACCGTTTAACACGTAATCCGTATTGTTTAAAATGCCTTTTGGGTTATCGTCAAGCGTAAAACCGTCAATGATAAACCCTGTATCTATTTGCAACGTGTAGTTGCCTGATTGAATAATTGGCGTTGCCATTACAGCGGCGCTATGTCTAGTTGAGCTGGGCCAGCGGTGCGCGTGTACGCCCTAATCGAATTTACGACAGCTTGCCCAATTTCGGCGCTGGTAGACAAGCCGCCATTGACGTTTACGGTGACGTTGCTAGCGGTTGGTGGCGGCAACGGTGACCCGCCCGCAAACCCGGCAGCTGCCATAGTGCTTGCATTAATCAGGCTTTTAGGTGCGGTGATTGGGGCGCCGCCCGTAATGCGTTCTACTACCTCTTTAACACGTACCGTGATATCTACGGTGCGCCCTAGCTTTTCTGCGATCTTGTCCATACGTGCCATAAGCGCTGGGGTAAGCGCTTTTAGTTGGGCGTCGATACCGGCAACAATGGCGGTGGCGTCATCAATACCCGCCTGATACCAGCTGCCTGCGGCTTGCATACCTACGGCTTCAGCTGCAGCGTTAGCCGCTGCCACCATTTCATTAATGCCGCCCGGCCCCGTAATCAGGTCGGTAGTACCGGCTACCAATTCGGCTGCAATAGCGGCGCCTGCGTCACCGCCAGCTTCCAACACATATTTTAGGGCCTCTTGGCTTAACCCGCGTTGCAACAAAATTTGCAGGTTTGCCGCATACTTTCTGATGCCCTCTACCTGATCTTTCAGGTTTTGCATAAAGGTTTTGCCGTTATCGTCAATGAGCTTGTAGGCGTCACCGAATGACAACGCCGCCAATACGCCTAGCTTTACGGTGTCTTTAAATGCGGTAAATGCGTCTTGGGCGCTCTGCAAATTGGCTTTTGCGGTTTCTAACGCTGTGGTCAAACCGTCTTTTACTTGTTTGCCAAAGTCAATGACCTTTTCGGTGGCGCCACCTGCGCCGCCTACCTTGTCGCTGAATTTGCCGGTTTCGAATGTGGTAATACCAAATGACCGGGCTAGACCCTCTAGGCGGTTTTGCTGGGTGTATAGCAAATTGAGGTTGCGCGAAAGGCTGGCGTTTAGTTCCATGCAACGCCCGTTAATTTCTATGTACGCTTTGCCGCCTGCCCTAATAATGCCATTGTTGGCGGCTTGTGCCGCTGTGGCTTGCGGGAGCTCATTATTCAGCCGTTTCATTTGTATGACGTAGGTAGCCAATGCTGCTGCGCCTGCCGCCACCGTAATTATTCCAATGCCCGTAGCGATCTGCACCGCGGTAAATGACGTAGCTAACGCGAAATTAATACCTTTAGTAATAACCGCAACGGCCTGATATGCGGATTGGGCAACCTTGGCAGCGTAAATAGTTGCCGACAATGTGCCAATAACCGTAGTAAGAATTACTACAACGCCAGCATTTTTCGTCAAAATATCAATAACGTTTATCAACACGCTTACCAATTTTGCATTGATCGGCAAGAGTTTTTGCCCTAACGTTTCTACCAATTCCCCAAATTGAATAGACAAGGTTTTAAATTGTCCTGACGCTGTTTGCGCTGCTGCGGTTGCTGCGCCGCCCGTCGTTTGCGCGATCTCTGTCATCACTTGGTCAAATGTGGCGCCGTTTTCTATCGATTTTTTCAATGCCGGGTTTAGCGTTGCCAAACCTTTAAGCTGCCCGTTGTAACCTTTAGAAACAGCGTCAACAGCTGTAGCCAAATCGGAATTAGTAGCAACCGCCAAATCTTGCGCTTGCCGTAACAAAATCTGTGACCGTTGCAGGTTGCCTGTGGCGTTGACAAGCTGCGCTAACGCTGGGCGTAGCTCATCATCAGCCATAGCGGTTGCCCGCGACAAGCTGCTAATAAATGCCTCTGTTTCGGCTACCTGTTCTTTTGTAGCCCCGGTCTGACGTTGCAACACGCCCGCTAGCTGATCTTGCGCCGCGGCGTCTTGTATTGCGGCATTGCTCGCAATAACGGCAGCTCCAGCCAAACCAATAAGAGCTACCTTGGCTGGCCCTGCGGCTTTCTCTAAACCAAATTGCGCCTTTTCGCCCGTGGTCTTGAGCTGCTCAAATTGTTTTACAGCCTTTTCAATACCCTTGCTGTCAAAATCGCTAATAATTGGTATGCGAATAGCCATTACATCACCAAATTCTTATTGACCTGCTGCATTAAATCCTCAACTACTTTGGTCATATTCAGCACTAGGTCTGTGCCGTGTTTTTCGTAGCCGGGCCACATGACGCGAGACGGTGGCCCAAACATATTGGTTAATACGTCAACAAATCTGCCACCCTGCGGGCCGCGCCCGCCCTGTTTGCCTGCCATGTCGATTATGGCGGCTGCCGGGTTCATTTGTTGAATACGTATTACCGATACATTTTTTTTGCTGGTATCAATTTTGAGCTGTACGCCTTTACGGGCTGCCGCCTGATCGTACGGGAATTTTGGGCGCCCGCGTTGTGTCCAATTACGCGCCATGCCGCTCAGATATTTTTCGGGGTAGCTGTTTTTAATGCCGTCTACGGCAGGTTTGGCAATGTCTTTTGCCCTTGCGTTTATATCTTTACGTAGGTTTCGGTCAATTTGGTTTAGCTCTTTTAGCGCTTCTTTGACCCCAAATATTTTGATGGTTGTGGTCATCTCTGCGCCGCCTTGTTCAATATGTAATTAACAGTAGCCAAATCGCGGCTATCAAACGGGATTTCAGGGGGCCAAAACCCGGTAGCTGCTAACAAATGAGCTAGTTGGCGGCGGTAGGTGCCGCTTCCGTAGGGTTTGGGTCGGTGTGATCAATCCCCTCAATCTCCATATCGGGATTGTTTTGTAGCCATTCTTTCCACGTGGCTTCTTTGATCAGGCGCCCGGATTGCTTAAACATAAAAAACGCCCATGCGCACAGATCGGTTGCACCTACGCCGCGCCCGTCACTTAGTTTCCGGTTTTCGGTTCTTTCCCATTCGGTAATGCACAAAAGGTTTGTGGTTACCTCAATAGGGGTATCGCCCGGTTTAAGGGTTACCGCCAATTTAATTTTCATAACGCGCCTTTCTGTCTAATGATTATTGGTTAAATCAGGGCGTAACGTCTTGGCTAAATGTGCCGCCTGTAAATTCGATATCGATAGTTGACAGCTCGCCAAGCGCCATGTTTGCCACCGGCAAGCTTGGCATAAAGGTTGACGTAAGCGTCAGAACCGGGTTAGTGGCGCTGATCGCGGCGTTGCTGGGCTTAATTTCTACGGTTACTTGCGTGCCGACAAGCGCCAAAAGCGTTGCGTACGTTTCAGCGGTTGCGTAGCTGTTGTACATGGTCAGCGTGCAGGTATTGGTTTCCAAACCTTTAACGTAGGTGCGGGCAAGGCTGCCGAACGTAGTCTCCTCTAACGTGTCGTACGCAACCGTCATTACCGCGGCGGTGCATTGATCGCCCAGCTCTACGCCGCCTACTTTAACGCTGGCTGGGTTTGCAAGATATGTGCTAGTTGCCATTGGAATTCTCCTCTGTGGTCTCTGGCTTTACTTTACGCCCCTTGGCGGGCTTTTTGGTGGATACTTTCTCGCTGATCGCAATAAAGCCACCTGCCAATAGGCGTTGCGCGTCAGCTTCGCTAGCGGGCGTAAATGGCTCGCCCGGTACGCCAACACGCGGGCTAACTACTACGTACGTCATGCGGTTTGGGCTTGCATTTCTGCGGTTAGTTCATATGCCGGTACGGTTACCCCGCCAATGTCAAGGGTTAACGGGCGCCCAGCGGTTATAGCCACGTTTTTACCTAACACCTGTGCGGCAGTATGTAACAGCGAGCGCATAGCGTCAAGGTTGCCCGGCCCTAGTGTCACAATTTGTATGGGGTACGTCATTTTTACAATGTTGTAGTTAAATGCCGTAAAGCTGGGGGCGCCGATCATGGCACAGGGCGGCACAAGGTTTCGCGGGTCGGTCACTACTTGTAGCCCGGTGACCGTACCCAAAAACGTTGCCAGATCGTCTAGCGTTTCGTTAAATAGGTCGGTGTAGGCAACGGGCATTACGCCACCTGTGGGCGGTCAATACCCAACAGCTGTTTAATCATGGGTGATAGCCCGATAGTTGGGGCTGTACCCATTTCGTTAAATGACGCAAACACATCTACGCTGCCCCTAGCTCGATATAGGGCGCCGCCCCACATGATCGTACCTAGGGTTACGTCAGCGCTAGGGCTTGTGGTCAAGCTGTCAAAATAACCGGCTTCTACACGCCGCCTAAACGCCATTTGGTTTACAGCTGCGGCGCATTGCGTCAAAAACGTAGTATCAGCTGCGGTAGCGGTGCCAATGCCTAGCCAATCCTCAATTTGTGTAGCGGTAATCCATGTGCAAGTAGGCGTAAATGTCAAGGTTCCGGTGCTGGCTGTGCGGTCAACGTTGGTGCCTGTGCAGGCAAATAGCACCTGATTTAATACCGGTACGTCAACGTTGTAGAGCGGGTCTCCCTCGCTGTCTACGCCGATAAATTCGTATTGGGGTAGCGCATACACGGTAAACGTGCCGTTAAACGGTGCGCCTACGCCCGCTACTACGATTGACCGCCCTACC